TGTTAGTAAACAGAAAACTCATGACGAAATTCAATATATCAGTACATCCAAATAAATTATTCGTTGTTAGTGATGTAGCGTTGAAAAATGATGACTCAGATCATTAGCGATGAAACATGTTTATTTATAAATAAATGTATTGATTATTCGTATTATGGTAACTTATTAACTAACTCAATAAAATAGAGGACAAAGCGATGGCATTTTTAGTATCACCCGGCGTCGAAATTAAAGAAATCGATGCTACGAATGTAGTCCCGGCAGTATCAACCAGCATTGGCGGATTTGCAGGAGCATTCAATTGGGGTCCAGTGGAAGAGATCAGTACTATTAGTTCAGAAAATGAATTAGTAGGAAAGTTTGGTTCACCAGACAACAATACATTTAAATACTTTCTAGTAGCTGCGTCATTCTTAAAGTATGGAAACGCACTGAAAGTAGTTCGTGTCTTAACAGGTAACTTAAACGCTACCTCGGATGGATCCGGACAACTCATTAAGAATAAGAGTCATTATGAAGACAATTATTCAAACGGCGAGTTAGCTGTAGGTAACTGGGTAGCTAAATACCCTGGAGTATTAGGTAATAGCCTAAAAGTCTCAATGATAACAGCTGGAGCTTCACCATTTAGTGGTTGGGCTTATGCTGGTAGCTTTGATGGGGCTCCTGGAACATCTGACTATGCGTCAGATCTAGGACAAACATCAGCAGCTGATGAACTGCACATTGCAGTTATCGATGAGGATGGAGCTATATCAGGTACACCAGGAACAGTATTAGAAACATTTGCATATGTATCTCAAGGTTCAGATGCAAAAAAATCTGACGGCACAACTAATTATTATAAAGATGTTATTAACAATAACTCTAATTATATTTGGTGGTCTGATCACGATACTAACCTTTCTGATGCTGGATCAACAATAGCTAGCACAGCAACCTTTACAGTTAATGGAACCGCCCTAGAATCATCTCTCTCCGGAGGTACAGATGATAATGCTCCAACAGCTGGAGAAATCTCAACAGGTCTAGATCTATTTTCTGATGCAGAAACAGTGGATGTAAATCTACTTTTTGCAACACCAGATGCAGATGCAGAGACCACAATCGCATCTAAGATTATAACACTTTGTAATGCTAGAAAAGATTGTATGGGATTCGTATCTCCACCAATAGAAGATACTGTTGGAACTTCAACCCCTGCTGCTGATGTTAAAGCATTCGCAGACGCACTTACATCTACATCATATGTAGCTTGTGATTCTACAGCACTTTATGTATACGACAAATATAACGATGTATACAGATATATCGGTGCTTCAGGACATCAAGCTGGTTTATGTGCTAATGCAGATAGAGTCGCTGATGCATGGTTTAGTCCTGCAGGATTGAACAGAGGACAAATTCTAGGAGTCACAAAATTAGCATTTAATCCAAAACAAGCAGACAGAGATACTTTATATAAAGCTCGAGTCAACCCAATAGTATCATTACCTGGACAAGGTACATTATTATTTGGTGACAAAACTTTATTAAGTAGACCTTCAGCATTTGATAGAATTAATGTTAGAAGACTTTTTATAGTCTTGGAAAAAGCAATCTCTACGGCTGCTAAATTCCAGTTATTTGAATTCAATGACGAGTTTACTCGTGCACAATTCAGAAACCTGGTTGAGCCTTTCCTTAGAGATGTCAAAGGTAGACGTGGACTTACAGACTTCTTAGTAATCTGTGATGAAACTAACAACACGGGTCAAGTTATTGATGGAAATCGATTTGTAGCTGATATTTATATTAAGCCTGCAAGATCTATTAACTTCATTACACTGAACTTCATAGCAACAAGAACCGGAGTAGAATTCTCCGAAATAGCAGGAGCGTAAGAAAATGGCAATATTAGGTATAGACGATTTTAAATCGAAGCTAACCGGAGGAGGAGCCAGAGCTAATTTATTCAAAGTTTTGATAAATTTTCCAGGTTATGCCCAAGGTGATGTCGAATTAACATCCTTTTTATGTAAAGCTGCACAGCTTCCTGCTTCTATTCTTGCACCTATAGAGGTTAAGTTTAGAGGTAGAACATTGAAAATGGCAGGTGAGAGATCATTTGAGCCATGGACAATTACAGTCATTAATGATACTGACTTTAGACTCAGAGACGCTTTTGAGCGTTGGTCAAATGGAATTAACAACCACAATGCAAATACTGGTTTAGTTAATCCTACTGATTACTTTGCTGATTTAGCTGTTGAACAACTTGATAAAGATGGATCAACACTTAAGTCATACGATTTAAGAGGTTGTTGGCCAACAAACGTTTCTCCAATCGAGCTTAGCTACGAGACAGAGGGAGCGATTGAAGAGTTTACCGTTGAATTCCAAGTACAATATTGGGAAGCTTCAACAACAACTTAGAAGGGATAAATAATATTAGACGAGGGGATTTTATGTCCCCTCCGATAATATAGGTAATAAATTATGGCAGATTTTTTTGGTTTTGAAATTAATAGGAAAAGTAAGGAGCCTGTAAGGCCTTCTTTTGTTCCAAGAGTAGATACAGATGACGGCGCTGGTGTTATACAAGCTGGGGGTCATTTTGGGGCTTATATTGATTAGATGGAGACAAGGTCAAATCTGAAGTAGAGCTTATATTTAAATATAGAGATATAGCAGCTCAACCAGAGTGTGATCAGGCAATTGAAGATATAGTCGGAGAAGCAATAGTAGGAAATCATGAGGAATCTCCTGTTAAGCTTGTATTAGAAGGATTAGATGTATCTAATAATATAAAAGACTCTGTAATTAAAGAGTTTAAATCTATATTAAGTTTACTTGGATTTAATCAATATGCACATGAGATATTCAGAAAGTGGTATATTGATGGAAGATTACCTTATCATATTATTATAGACACAGATAATCCTAAGCAAGGAATTAAGGAATTACGTTATATCGATCCTACCAAATTAAGAAAGGTAAAAGAGGTCGAAGAAGAAGCGGATCCTAAGACTGGAGCTAAACTCATCAAAAAAGTAGATGAGTATTTTGTCTTTCAAGACAACATGATGGGAAAATACAATGAAGGGGTTAAGATATACCCTGACGCTATAGCATACTGTATATTAGGTGTTATGGATTTATAAAGAAAAAGAATCTTATCTTATTTACATAAAGCATTAAAGCCTGTAAATCAGTTAAGAATGATGGAAGATTCTCTTGTAATATATCGTATATCAAGAGCTCCAGAAAGAAGAATTTTTTATATTGATGTCGGTAACTTGCCAAAAGGTAAGGCAGAAGAATACCTACGTGGTATTATGAATCAATATCGAAACAAATTAGTTTATGATGCTAAGACTGGCGACATTAAAGATGATCGTAAGCACATGTCAATGTTGGAAGATTTCTTTCTACCAAGAAGAGAAGGTGGAAGAGGAACTGAAATATCAACATTACCTGGTGGTGAAAACCTAGGACAGATTGATGATATTATATACTTCCAAAAGAAATTATATAGAAGTTTAAATGTCCCTACTGATAGATTAGAGCAGGAATCATCCTATACATTAGGAAGAACCACAGAGATCACAAGGGATGAAGTTAAGTTTAAGAAGTTTGTTGATAGATTAAGAAAGAGATTCTCTGACTTATTCATGCAATTACTTAAAACCCAATTACTCTTAAAAGGTGTAATTACTAAAGAGGATTGGAAATCGTGGAAAGAAAAGATAACCTTTGACTTTATTGAAGATAACTATTTCTCAGAGCTTAAAGAGTCAGAAATGATTCGTGAAAGGTTTGAAATGTTATCATCTTTAGATGAGTATATGGGTACTTTTGTATCTAAAGCTTGGGTACAAAAGAACATCTTACGATTCACAGAAGCTGATATTAGAAAAATGCAACAAGAAATCGATAAAGAGAATAAAGCTGGAGAGCTGGATATGCCAGATCCAGACGATCCTAGATTCGATTAGAAATCATTTTTTTATAAATAAACTATACGAGGATAATAAATTATGGCAACTGAAAATCTAGTTAAGAACTTACAAGATGGTGATAACGTTAATGCAAATAAAGAGTTTAATACTCTTATGGCTGATAAACTCACCGCTGCTATCGAAGCTAAAAAAATCGAAGTAGCATCAAGGTTAGTTCAGCGTAAAACAGAAAAAGAAGAAAGCTAATGAAACTAATAACAGAATACGTAGAAAAAGAACTCGAAGTGATTGCAGAGTCTAAAAAAGATGGTAGTAAAAACTATTTCATCGAAGGCGTATTCATGCAATCAAACCAAAAGAACAAAAATGGACGTATCTACGAAAAGAGAACGCTTGAAAGCGCCGTAGAAAAATACGTCACAGAACAAGTTAAAACAGGAAGAGCTGTTGGAGAGTTAAATCATCCGGAAGGACCAACAGTAAACCTAGATAAAGTTTCGCACAAAATCACAGATCTGCACTGGCAGGGAAATGATGTTGTAGGAAAAGCATCAATTCTTAAAACCCCAATGGGACAAATAGTCGAAGGACTACTCGAAGGTGGTGTTAAGCTTGGTGTATCAAGTCGTGGTATGGGAAGTCTCGTATCTAAAAATGGTGTTCAATATGTGGGAAATGACTTTATGTTGTCTACCGTAGATATTGTTCAAGATCCCTCCGCACCAAGTGCCTTCGTTAACGGAGTCATGGAAGGTGTAGAATGGGTATGGAACAATGGCATCATTGCTAGAAGAGACATTGAAGAAATTGAGACTGAAATTAAAAGCACATCTGCTAGAGGTTTACCTTCAGCAGAGATTAAAGCTTTTAAGAATTTCCTCTCTAAATTAAACTCTCAATTATAGGAGAAAAATTATGTCAGAAGACACTATTTTAAATCAAGATGGGATAGTAGAAGAAGGCATTACTGAGGAAGAAGAGCAGCTTCAAGAGAGTCAAGAAGAGGAATCTCACGAGTCTCTAGAAGAAGCAAAAGCAGCTAAAGAAGGTAAGCACGAAGACGAAGAGGAAGAGCACGAAGAAGAGGAACACGAGTCCAAAACTGAAGCAGCTCAACCTGTCAGCGTACCTAAAACTAAAGCTGGGGTTATTCAAGCCGCAGTAGATATGCTCAAATCTGCTAGAAAAGAAGATGCACAGAAACTTTTTGCCAAAATGATTAAAGTCTCAGAAGGTGAAGAAGAAGATTCAGTTAAGTCAGCTGAAGACGCAGCTAATACTACCAAACCTGTAGGGCAACCTAAAGGTAAAGGTGCCGATGAAAAACACGGCGAAAAAGTAAAAGCTAAAGTCGAAGCTATTGACTATGACGAAGATCTAGACGCTTTAATTTCTGAAGAGGCTACATTATCAGATGGATTTAAGCAAAAAGCTGGAACAATCTTTGAAGCAGTGTTAACTTCAAAATTAACACAAGAAGTAGACAGACTTGAGTCTGAATATGCTTCTAATCTTGAAGAAGAAGTATCTGACATCCAAAAAGACTTAGTAGAAAAAGTAAATTCTTATTTAGACTACGTAGTTGAAAATTGGATGAAAGAAAATGAATTAGCAGTTGAAAACGGTCTTAGGACTGAAATTGCTGAAGAATTCATGACTTCACTTCAATCAGTGTTCAAAGAACACTATATCGAAGTTCCTGAAGGTAAAGTTGACTTGGTTGATGAACTCAACGAATCAGT